CTTACAGTTTTACTATAGTACTATTTTTATCCAGTTGAGAACCTGGTGTCTTTTCATGAATTCTCTGTAGGGCCTCTTTCATCCCTGAATCAGGTTTCATAAATCCCATCCTTACTGGATCACCAAACCCAACTGTAGTTATAATTCGTTGTATCTTTCCGATAACACCACATGACGGACAGGGTTCACTAAGTGGTATCTCCCTATCTATAATCTTAGACTGCCACTCAAATTGGTGACCGCATTCACATTTATACGGGTATGTAGGCATCGTCACTCCAGACTTGTTCTATAAATTTATTGATCTTTTCTATTTTAGGTGGGGTGTTATAACTTGCCCCATTTTAAATACAGAAACACCACCCTGTCTAAGCAATTCAACACCCTCAGATGAACGATAGTCATGTAAATACCAAACCTCTGAGATACCACTGGCCAAGATGTGTTTTGCACAGTTTTCTAAGCAGGGAGCATGGGTTAAGTACAACGTAGCTCCTAATACAGATTTACCCAATCTGGCACATTTCATCAACGCATTCATCTCTGCGTGTATAACTTCTGGTCTAGTTATATTATCAATTTCGCAACAGTTATCCCAACCAGGTGGTGTTCCGTTGTATCCAAATTCAATTAAAGAGCCATCCTTAGCAATTACTGCACCAACCTTGAGACGTTCAGCCGAAGATTCATTAGCAACACGAACTGCAATATCCAAAAATAACCTATGATTATGCTTCATCCTTAGTTCCTACCAGATGTGGATGGTGTTTTGCTACTAACTCCTTGGTAATATTTGGGAATAATTCTTGTAATGCCTTATCTTTACAAAAAATCAAAATCTCAGCACTCTTGGGTGGAATTGATTCTAGCATCTCAATAAAGATACGCTCTTTTGCAAACTTCTTCATCTGCATATACGGCAGGCAGTTTTTAAGTCTGTGAATAGAATGAACCAGTGTACCCTGAAAATCAGCGTGAGTCAAATCGTCTCTCTTATATGGCGGGACACCCTCGGGTAAATCCAATTTTACTTTATCGTTGAAGTTTAGAGAAAGAAGGTAATTAATCGGGTTTGAGTTACCATACTGCTTCATCAATTCATCTGCTAACTCTGGCTTGTTCATATCCTCCAGAATTTCCCACTCTCGTATCAATTTGTACTGTTTTTTCATATGTCACCCATTTCAGATAATAATTTAGCCATTTTGTTCTTCATGAAGTAGTTCATCAGTTTCATCTTACTTGACTTTACCTCATACCCTTTATATGTATCAAGGATATTATCCTGAATTTCTTGAGGTATGAAACTAAGATCAATGAGCTTTTGGTTTCTGAACCAATTGCCATGAAGGTTTTTCGGCAGCACCTTCATCGGATCTTCCAGAGTGAGATCTCTAACCAAGGACGCCTTAAGGGGTGTTTGTCTTTTAGGTTTGACACCTGAGGCACGATCTATTGCCCATTGGTCTGGTGTCATCACTGATGGTACATTATCACCAGAGTCACCCTCAGCAATATGTTCGATTAGGTACTCATGCACGTTAGCAGTGGAAACCCATTTCTTATGCTGATTGTTCCATTGCTTCACCTTATCATACCGTTGCAACTGAACTAGGTCACCATCTGAGCTGATAATCAGGTTGCGTTGTGGTTCGGAATCAAACAACCCATCCTGCACCAATTCGTTTGTTTGGGTATACTTAGTCAATACTGCAATAACATCATCGCCCTCAGCTGTGTCAATCTCAATTAACGGCCAAGGAAAGTTTTCTCTAATGTCTGTCTTTAGTTCATCTATTGCTTCATAAATCAATGAATAGTCTAGGTTAGATGCTGCCCGGTCATGTTTTCGGTGCCCTTTGTACGCTGGGAAGAAGGCTTTGCGCCAATATTTAGAACCATCTGCGCAAAGAACCATCTTACCATACTCATGACCAAACTTCTTCTTAAAATTAAGCAGCATCATAAACACCATATGCTTAATTAGCTGCTTATTCCCTTTTGGGTCAATCGCACCCTTCTTTAACTCGCGAGATAGATCAACATGAACTCCGGAGAATACTATCTGGGAGAAGTCTACTAGTATCACTCGGTGTATTCCCTCATAATTTTGACTGCTTCGTTAGCAATTTTAGCACAACGGTCTAACTCGGCTGGGTTCCGTGTTTGAAAATTCCTGCAGGCTGCAATAAACGCCAATTGCCAAAAAGCCTTATCATCACCAACCTTAAATACTGGCATGGCGTTTGGATCCTTTTTGGGTCTACCAGGCCCACGCTTCACTGGTTGTTCTTCGGTGTCACCATTCAAATCATTTACAACCTCTGCCTCAATATTACTCATTTGTTCTCCTTTCAAAATACCTTCAAAATAATCTGCTTATCATTAATCCTACCTGTTACTTTACCTAGTATAGCATTGGTATCATTAAACAGTTTATTGATAACTCTCTTACCCATCGCAGAGGAATCCTTCAACTGAACTTCTGGTTTTCTCATGATTTTTGAACCACTCGTATCAGGATTCCAATTCATAACCGAAGAATTCTTAACAGTCAAGAATGAACCCTCTAAAGCCTCATAACGATGAATTCTACGATTACTAGTATCGTAGAGCCACAATTCTGTTGCATCAAGAATCTTTTCCGGGGATACTGAAGACATTAAAAGTGGTTCATAATATTTCATATACTTCAATTTAGATACCACCTTAGCAGGAATTACCTTCTTAACCTTCCTGGTTACTACCATCTTGCCAATAGTTTCCAACTTAGAGCAATCTGCAATAACCTGTTCAAGAATATGTTTTAAAGATTTGAAGGTCTTTTTAGTGTATCCTCGTTCAGTGAATGTTGCATCAGACTCAACATCTTTTAATTTTTCTTCAAAATGAGATCTGATTCGTTTGGCAATCAGTGGCTTAACATAATTGCTAGACAGGTAATTGTAAATTTTGACTTGCTTACCACCCCAAACAAAATCATCAACGAAACCCTCAATCTCACCTATATGAGTTGAGGCAGTTGCATTAATTCGATCCTGAATTGATACCTGATCTTCCTTTGGTTTTTCAACCTTTGGTAAATCATCCTTGACACCTGCTGCCATTTCCGCAATTTCTTTATATCTTTGGTCGATGTAATCCATATGCTTTTTACTAATGGTTAGATTCCGCTCATAAAGCATATGAACCAGCGCACCGACTTGACTAAAATACTCTGGCTTTACCGAAGCAAACTTAGATACCGACTTGCCCTGTTTCTTCCAATTAGAAATTGCCCATTGTTGCTTCATTTTTGGGTCAACTTCCAGGTTATAATAATTAAGCTGGTTAATCAGACTAAGCTGATAATCAATAATATCATACTCAGGAAACTGAAAGGTAGATCTGGCTTTCAGAATTTTCCTACCTTTATGCTTAAGACTCTTTCTCATTTGGTTACCTATAAAAGTATTTCTCAACTATTATAGTATATCAAATTACATATTTTCTGTCAATGATGTTGCAATCTCAATACCACTGGTGTTTCTAAGATATGCATCCTCAATTTGCTTTGGTGCCTCTATAATCGAAGTGATATGATTATCATTAACGATACAATCACCGTCTGGGTTGGAAATAAAGAATGGAACCAAACCAACCTGATAACCATTTTGAGATGGCATTATTTGCAGTACCCTAGGTTTATGGAGTAGTGTCTTTTCATCCACCTTACTCATCTGTGACACAATCTCCGAACCCTCAGACAACTTGATTACAACAATTTTACTCATTTACAGCTCCTTTATCTTTTTCTGTATAACGACGATTCTTAAATTCCTGCTCAGCCTTTAGTGCAGAGATCATGAGTTTTAAGTATGCCTTAGCTTTTTTCTTATCCTTCATTAATGCGCACTTACCCTTAATTGCTTTAGGTACATTTATAGTATCAGATTTTTTCATTCTGCTTCTCCATATGTTGCAAAACAACCAATAGTCCAACTAGCGGTTGCACCACCATCCGTCTCAGCTGCAGTTATGTTATTGAACATTGGAACAATTGAATATAGTACGAAATTATTATCTCGTTGCCACTCAACAAATTCTTCATTATTATAGAACATCTTAAAATTGACAATCTTTTTCATGTAATCTCCTAATCAAAATTCAAATCACTAACATCAACTTGTTTCCTACTACCAACCGATAGATCAGAATCTGTTTTTCCTTGATCTGTTATCCTCATTGGTGTATTATCTACATCATACAACTTAAACTTACTAACATCAATCCCAACAATGAACCTCTTGTAGAAATTTAGATCATTGAATCTGTTCTTTAATTGCTTTATCATCAATTGACCCATTTCATCCAGTTCATCGGATCTAATCATAGCAAACAATAAATCCAATGACATTGGGAGGCCCATACTTTCTGAGGTATCTGTCATCTCTATATCAGAATTATTGACACCACCTCTATTGGTTTGAGTTGCAGTAAACACTGCTATATTGTTTTCAACCGCCATACCTCGCAACTCCTCAGCAATTGCCTTAATTGCAAAATATGAATTCCAATTGGCCCCTGGTTTATACCTCTGACTAGCGCATATGTTAATATAGTCAACATACACTATATCTGGGATGAAGTTTTTCTTGAGTCTCAATTCATCCAACAATGACTTAAAATGCCCAACATGAGCAGAGCTAGTAGGATATTCCTTGATAACCAATCTACCCTTTGATTTGTTCCTTAACTGAACAATCTTATCTTCATAATCACTATGTTTCAACCTATGCAGATCGTCAACAGTGCAATCCAATATATTACAATCTATTCTCTCGGCAATTCGCTGCTCTGCCATCTCAAGGGTAATATACAAGCAATTCCACCCTGCCATAACTGCTTTGGCCGCATGATCGCATAAAAACAAACTTTTACCCACACCAGTTGGGGCTAAGATTGCAGACAGAGTTTTTCTAGGAATACCGCCCTTAGTGATCTTATTGAACATCCCAAGACCAAAAGGAATCCTATCCTCTTTCAAGTGATAAAACTTAAATCGTTCATCGGTGTCACCGAAATAATCATGACCAATGGTTTTATCAAACGAGGTAGCTAGCGCCTCCTGCAATAGTGTTGGTATGGCAGTTTTAGAATACTTAGTGTTATCTCCATTCAGAATACCAATTGATTCGGTGATTGCATTGTATATCGCACGCTCTGAGCAAAACTGTTCGGTCCTATCCAACAACCATTTAGTGTTTAACTCAATGTCACCCCAACTATCTATTACCTCAAGTGCCTTTTTGTATTCATCCTGCTTAAACTTATTGTAATCCTCAATGAATAGTTTTAGGATCTTTTTAGTGGGGACCTTGTTATGTTCGGCATGAAATCTCTTTATTTCCTTTATCAATATTCGTTCAACATGAGATTCAAAGTAATCTGGTTCTAAATGATGTAGTGCTTTCCTTGTGTAGTCATCGGATCCAAGTAAATTTTCGAAGATTATCTTTTCTATTCTTTCGGTCAAACAGACTCCTTAATTATGTTATTCATTAGTTCACCCATTGATTCTCCATGATAATGGACCTTACCATCACTGTCAATTAGCTGCCATTCATAGCATGACATGCACCTACACCCCCTAGCTACAGTATATGTCAAGTCTAAGAACTCCTCGACCATTTTGTTTCCAATGACAGTGGTGGAACCCTCGACAAAATAATTAACCATCTTAGCTAAGTTTTCATTGTCAAAAGAAAACGATGGGAGAAGTCTAATATATTTTTCGATAGAATCGGCTGAACAATATTCTATCATGCTGTGACCTTATCAAGTGGGTTAATAATCATCAAATCAAGTTGTGTTGTTTGCACTTTTGAATTGATACTAGGATATTTTCCGTTCTTCATCCACTTGGCAGGAATCCACTCCTCACCATTCCACCACGAACCTAGTATTGGTGTAGTTCCCTTGGCTTCCTGTAGAAAAATGATGGCTGGACTGCCACCTCGTGTTAAAACAACCTTAGGCGGATTATAGGTTTTAGAAAACGTGAACTTTATTAGTTCTTCAAGTTCACCTTGATTTAGTTTCATCTATCCCACCCTTATATACTATCTCATTGTTAGCAATTTGCTCTTCCAAAATGGCAACTAGTGTATCACCGATAAACTTTTCAAATTCATCCTTGTTATACTCGGTTGGTTGTTCAGTAATAAAATATTCAAATATCAACGGCCAGGTACCATCATCATTGGCCACTTCACCAAACTTTGTTTCTGTGTAGTAATATTTGAATCCAATATATGGATTTTCGGTTATTTCCAGTTCAAAGAAACCACCAAAATCCTTACCTGTCGGTTTTACATTAATCATCTAACTCCTCCATTGGGTAAGATGTGTTAGTTGCAAGCATATATTTCTTAGATACCCATTCACTGAATTCTGGGTTAGTTACTATATCAGTCCAAAATTCCTCAGTGTTAGTATCCTTAGCTCTAACCTTCTCCTTGGATCCTTTCTTCTGAAACCAACCCATAGAAGGTTTGGTTACATGCCCGGACTCCAACGCTAAATCTAATAAACCAGAATACTTATTCATACCTTCCTCATAAAGAACCTGGAACGTCAATCTGGATTTCTCTTTAACGAATCTAGACTTCTCCACAACTAAAGTGAAGTTCCACCCAACAATATCTGTACCCGTCTTTTCCTGTGACCTGCCAACAATAAAGATCGTATTCGCCGAATAATATACCCCGGTACCACCACTAACGATTTGTTTCGGGAACATGCCGGTCTCTTCATATGTGTGATTTACAACGATACATGGTATATTTTTGATTGTAAGTGACGGTGTGATAATCCTGAAAAGACTTTTGATTTGTTTCGCTCTAGACATATCTGCAACAGCCTTTTCATTTTGAGCATCCTCAACTTCCTTCTTAGAAGCTA